ATATTTTTTCACAGTCTCAGCGCATTACGATGGCGCAAGAGCTGTTGCAGATGGTGCAATCTAATCCAGAGATACACGGTCCCCAAGGTATTTACGAAGCGTATCGGCGCATGTATTCGGCGCTGGGTGTGGATGATGTGGATAGCCTAATACAGCCACCACCCCCGCCACCGATGCCTCAACCTATCGATGCCGGGATTGAAAACAACGGCTTTTTGATGGGCCAGCCCGCTCAGGCGTTTGAACAACAAAACCATCAAGCACACATTGACGCTCACCGCTCTCTATTTTTGACCGATGTGGTGAAACAGAATCCTGCGCTACAGGGCATGATTATTGGTCATATGATGCAACATTTGCAGTTTATGGCAGGTCAGATGGTGCAAGACCAAATACCTCCTGAGCTGAATCAACAGATCGAACAGTTACAAGCGGCGGGGCAAGCGGGCCAGATACCGCCTGATCAAATGCAAATGCAGATGAGTCAGATTCAAATGCAGGTCGAGCAATTCTCAGCGCCGCTTTTGGCGCAGTTGACGCAAGAGTTGCTTGAGTCAATTGGGCAAGGTGACGAGACAGATCCGCTAGTGCAAATACGACAGCAGGAGCTTGCGTTGCGCGAAAAGGCAATTGACTCAGACAACGACCAATTCGCCGCGAAACAAGCAGCGAGAGCACAAGAAAAGCTGCTTGAGAGTGAGATTGCAAAGCAACGGATTGACACACAAAAAGAGGTTGCGGACGACAAATTAGATGTCGCCTTGCGACGCTTAGAACAACAAGCAGAATTGAAACTGCTTGATATGCAGAACAGGGGAAGATAGCTATGGCAGGTAAATTTATTTCATCCAACTCGACGGTGCGAGCGAAAGTGGCCGCGCTACAAGAAGAAAAACGACTGGTGCGCGATGTAGAAGCGAAGATGGCAGAGATCGCCGCTATAGAAAAAGCGAGAAAAAAAGAGGCAAGCGATCATCGCATTGCCACAAAAATGGCTAGGATACACGGCCATGAACCGCCACCGCCTATCGTATCAACGCCTGCGGAGGTAGAAGTAGTAGCGCCTCCCGCTGTTGAGCCTGAAGTTGCACCAGAGCCCGCGCCAAAAAAAGCGCCCGCAAAAAAAGCACCTGCAAAAAAGGCGGCGGCAAAAAAGGCTGCACCTAAAAAATCACCACGCAAAAAGGGATAAACCATGAAAGATATGACTCGGATTGAAAAAGTCGAAACGCCTACAAAAAAGATGAAGACTACACCCACCATGCCTGACCCGGTGCGGCGCACGGTCGGTGGACCTTATCGTGTAATTAAAGCGCGCGGTTATGGTGCAGCAACACGCGGTTACGACTTCCATGAGCGCGACTAGTGGACGATATTGACCTAGGTTCACGCCTAAAACGCATTTTGTCGGAACGTCGAGAGCTGATCCGCGAAGTGCTTATGGATGGAATGTTGAAAGATATAGAGCACTATAAATCTTTGCAGGGAGAGCTCGTTATTATAAACTTGGTTGAAGACACGATTCGCGAGTATTACAAGGATGTCTGAAGTGACAGAATCAACCATAGCCTCCGCTTACGTCCCTGCCAGTGAGATGGTGCTCAACCCCGATTTGCTCGAAAAAAGTGCGCTCGAGCGTTTGCCTCAACCTACTGGCTGGCGGATGCTTGTGATGCCGTGGAAAGGCAAAGCAACCACTGAAGGTGGCATTCATCTTCTTAAAGAAACCGTGGATCGGGAGGCGCTTGCAACCGTTGTTGCGCTCGTCTTGAAGATGGGTCCGCTTTGCTACGGCGACACCGAAAAGTTTGGTGACACACCCTGGGTATCTGAAAATCAGTGGGTGTTGATCGGCCGTTATGCTGGCGCGCGTTTTAAATTGGAAGACGGCGAAGAGGTTCGTATTATTAATGATGACGAGGTCATCGGCACCATTCTACATCCCGCAGATATAGTGAGTTTCAAATGATTGAGAATCAAGCAGCAGAGCAACAAGACGTCATCGAAGAGCAATTGCAAATAGAGGTGACTGAAGACCCAGTTGAATCCCCAACATCAGCCAGCGGGGATGACGAGCTTGAAACGTATACCAAATCGGTCTCGAAGCGCATCAACAAGCTGAACGCCAAAGCACGCGAGGCCGAACAGCGCGCTCAACAACTTGAACAAATCGCACTGCAAAAAGAGGCGGAGTTACAAAGATATCGCACTTATTCGCAACAGCAGTCGAACCAAGTCTTGGCAAAAGAAGAAGAGGCCATCAACAGCAAAGAAGCTCAGATTGATGATGTGTATCGCAAAGCCGTGGAGAGTGGTGACGCGGATCTAATTACAAAAGCGGCGAAACTGCAAAGCGATATCTCAATCCAGAAAGAAAAACTGCGTGTCGCAAAAGCAAGACAACAAGCGGCAACGCAAGAAGAAGAATATGTGAGCCAAGGGAATGAGCAGCCTGTTTACCAGCAACCAGAACAGCCCGCGCAACAAGAGATCCAACCCACTGAAGACGCTCTGGCGTGGCATGAGCGAAACCCTTGGTATGCCAACAAAGAAGACCCCGAAGATATGAAGGCCACGGAGTATGCCTATTATGTGCATTACAACCTTGCCAATGAGGGGTACGATGTTGGCTCCGATGAATATTATGAGGAGTTGGACAGCCGTGTAGGCACGGTTTATCCTCATACCAGAACTTCTGAAACTAGAAGTCAGGCCGTTGAACGTGAAGCGCAACCCGCTGTGCAAAGAGTTGCATCAGCCTCCGCTGGAGGTCGGTCGAAAACACAAGGCAAAAAGAATGGCGTAAGCTTTAACAAGTCAGAGCTCGAGCGTCTTAGAGGTCTAAAGCCGCACAACATGTCGGAAGAGGCATGGTTGCAGCGAGTCGCCAAAGAGAAGCAAAAAATCGCATTAAGAGAGGCAAATTAAAATGGCAGAAACAAAAGCAAGCGCACGTTCATCCCGTGATTCGCAGTCCCACGATAATCAGACGCGACGTAAACCCTGGAAACCTGTTCGTTCACTCGAAACACCAACACCCCCGGAAGGTTATACCTACCGATGGATTCGAGAGTCAATGCTAGGTCAAGAAGACCGTGCAAACGTGTCACGACGTTTGCGTGAGGGCTGGGAGTTAGTGCGCGGCACTGAACTGCCACCTGAATGGCGATCTTTGCCTACCCTTGACAATGGACGGCATGAAGGCGTGGTTTACAACGAAGGGTTGCTTCTTGCAAAGATCCCTAACGAAACGGTTGAAGAGCGGCGTGCGTATTACGCGGACAAATCTCAACAAGCCACGGATGCCTTGGACAACACCATGTTCAATGAAACACGGGGCGACAGCCGTTACGTCAAATATGATCCTCAGCGAGATAGCAACGTTACTTTTGGACGCAGATAGCGAGGTAATTTCAAATGGCGAATAAAGACGCTGCATTTGGCATGAAGCCCGTCAGAATGATTGGCGGCGCACCTTACTCTGGCGGAACAAGTCGATATCGTATCGCGGCAAACTACGGCACATCCATCTTCCAAGGCGACATGGTCGCTCAAGTGACAGGTGGTACGGTCGAAGTTCATGCGGACGGCGGCACGGTCCCCATTGTCGGTGTTTTCAACGGTTGTCAGTTCACTGATCCCACAAGTGGTGAGCAGGTGTTCAGCAACTTCTATCCAGCAAGCACAAACGCATCCGACATCATCGCATTCATCATCGATGATCCGAATGTTGTTTATGAGGTCCAAGCGGATGACACGTTCCCAGTCGCCGATCTATTCGGCAACTTCGATATCGTGTACACCAGCGCGGGTAGCACACTCACTGGTATTTCAGGTGCTGAGTTGGATGTGACAACGGGAGCAACAGCTACCACACTCCCAATCAAGGCGATTGACATTTCACAAGATCCGAACAACGACGACGTTGCATCGGCGAACACTAACGTGCTTGTGGTCATTCAAAACTCAATCTACGGCGTCAAAGGCGCTGGCCTAGCATAAGGAGCTGAACAATGGCTATTTCAAGAGCACAGCTCGCTAAAGAACTCGAACCAGGATTGAACTCGTTATTCGGCATGTCTTACGACAGCTATGAGAGGGAGTTCGAAGAAATTTTTGCAATCGAAGACTCTCAGCGTGCATTCGAAGAAGAGGTACTCATCACCGGATTTGGCGGTGCGCCGACCAAAACGGAAGGTCAAGGTGTCGCGTTCGACAATGCAAGTGAGTCATTCACTGCTAGGTATACGCACGATACGGTGGCTTTAGCATTTGCCCTCACCGACGAAGCTGTGGAGGACAATCTTTACGATTCGTTAGGCAAACGCTATGTGAAGGCTTTGGCCCGATCTATGGCGAACACCAAGGAAGTCAAAGGTGCGGACGTGCTTAACAATGCGTTCTCATCCAGCTTCACGGGTGGTGATGGCGTATCGTTGATTAACACGGCTCACCCGCTTGCGGGTGGTGGCACTGCTGCAAACCGTGCGACCTCGATGGCTGACCTAAATGAGACCTCGTTGGAAGATGCGCTGATCGACATCAGCACGTTTACTGATGACAAGGGTCTGACCATTTCGGTTCAAGCAACCAAATTGGTTGTACCGCCTCAACTGGTCTTCGTTGCCGATCGGATCTTGAACTCAACACTGCGTTCAGGGACGGCTGACAACGATATTAACGCGATTCGTAATACGGGTGTGTTGCCAGGGGGGTACACGGTCAACCATTACTTGGCTGATCCCGATGCCTTCTTCATCCTGACCAGCGTCACCGATGCGGGTGAAGGCTTGAAGATGTTCCAGCGTACTCCGATGGAGACCAGCATGGAGCCTGACTTTACGACAGGCAACATACGCTATAAGGCGCGCGAGAGGTACTCGTTCGGCTTTTCCGACTGGCGTGGCATTTACGGCTCCCAAGGAGCGTAAAATCGCAAAGACAAATGGGGGCATCAGCCCCCTTTTTTTGTTTTACAGGTTCACATACACTGACAGGGTCAGATGGTGATCGGATGGGCTGATCACTGGTTTTCACAGGAGAACTTTCATGACTACGCATTTCACCTCAGGCGTTACTAACGTCACTGCATCAGGCACTTCTGGCAAACTTAAAATGCCAGCGCCGCAGAAATATCACACTTACTTCAACGACTTCGATACCTACCTGGCATCAGATTGGACGATCACCACCACAGAAGGTGGATCGGGCAATGCGTCAGAAGCGTTGGGTGATGGAGACGGCGGTCTGCTTGTCATTACTAATGACGACGCCGACAACGACAACGACTTCCTCCAGCTCGTAAAAGAAGGCTTCAAGTTTGAGTCAACCAAGCAGCTTGCGTTCTCAGCTCGTATGAAGACGAGCGATGCGGATGCCTCTGACGTTGTCATGGGACTCCAGCTCACTGATACGTCGCCACTCGATGTCACAGATGGCATCTTCTTTTTGCTGACCGATGGCTCAACGACATTACAATTCATCGTTGAGAAAGACGGGACGCAAAGCACGTTGGATCTGCCAACCGCAATGGCCGATGACACCTTTATGACGGTTGGCTTTATGTTTGACCCGAAAGATCAGCTCTTCCATGTCTATCAAAACAATGCTGAAGTCGGCACTGTAGTGAGCACCAATGCGCCTGATGACGAGGAGCTGACTGTGAGCTTTGGCATACAGAATGGCGCCGCAGCAGCAAAAGTTTTGACCGTTGACTACATCAGCGCGATGAAAGAGCGTACAGCCACCACTGAACTCTAACGGAGGTGACACATGGCTGATGCAGTTACGAGCCAAACCATTCAGGATGGTGAGCGCAAAGCTGTCCTGAAGTTTACCAATGCGAGTGATGGCACAGGTGAATCGGCGGTTAAAAAAGTCGATGTATCCGCGTTGACGTCAAATTCGGCTGGGTTGTCGTGCAATCGCGTTACCATAAACAAAATTTGGTGGCAGTGCACGGGCATGTCAGTGAAGATTGAGTTTGATGCAACAAGCAACGTGCTGGCCATCGGGCTGAGTGAGGATAGTAACGGTTATCACGATTACAGTGATTTCAGTGGCATCCCCAACAACGCTGGGTCTGGCATCACGGGCGATCTTGACTTCACGACAGTAGGCCACTCGAGCGGCGATACTTACATGATCGTCCTTGAGTTGATCAAATCGTATGGCTGATACGTCAGATGTCAAGCGCACTAAATCGGGGAGACTCGTCTATCGTGGCGAGTCCTTCCCTGGCTATAACAAGCAAAAGAGAACGCCCGGCAAAAACAAAAAGTTTGCCGTGCTTGCAAAAAAAGGCGATCAAGTAAAGATCGTGCGCTATGGCGACCCCAACATGAAAATCAAAAAGGCAAGCCCCGAAAGGCGTAAAAACTTTCGGGCTCGCCATAACTGCGATGCGGTGGAAAAGAAGAAAGACGTCTTTGCCGCAAGTTACTGGTCTTGCAAAAATTGGTGAGATGAATGGATGAAGACAGCGATTTAGCGCGAGCGATAGCAGAGTACTCTAATCCGACGACGTCTTACTCGGCGTTGGAGGACTACCTGATGCAACGCCCTGTGTTTGACCGTGGCCCCCGCGAGGCTGTCAGTCTTCCGCAGTTGCGTCGCTTGGAAGCGATCGAGCCGCAAATCAATACCGCTGCAACTTTTCGCGATTTGTTGGAAGAGCAGCGCACTCAGCAAGAAACGGCGCGACAGACTGAAATAGACGCGCTCCGCGATTTACTGCGAGAAGAGCTTTCAACGACGGCCGAGGCAGCAACGGCTGAACGCTCCGATCTCACAAAGGCGCTCGAAGGACGCATTACTGACTTGCAGCGCGGTGTTGATGCGCAAACCTTGGATTTGCGTCAAGCAGGGTTGGATGAGCGTGCGAACCTGGCGCGTCAGATTGAAGAAGGCGATAGACTGGTCCGTGAGGCACAAGAAGCTGCGATTGGTGATTTGACTGATCGTCAAGCGTCTTTAGTTGGCGATTTAGGCCAAAGAATAGATTCCCTCAACACTGATCTCAGCGGCATCAACGACGTCATTGATAGTAATTTCCAAGACTTGATTCAGAGACAACAAACTTCTGCTTCAGAGTTATCTGCCATTCAACAAGCCGCTCAAACAGCGACTGAGCAAGAGCTGGGTCTTTTGTCACAACGTGCCGAATCCACTCAAGGCGATATTGGGTCAATTAATCAGCAGTTGGAGGCGTTAGGCGGAACACAGAATGAAATCAACAATCTCAATCAACAGCTAGAAAGTTTGTACGCCGATGTTGAATCAGGCAATGCAGCGCAGTCAGAGAGCATACGCAACGAAACTGCAAACTTGATATCGGGCCTTGAACAACAAATCGGTAGTCTTGCTGACAATCTTGGTGCGCTGCCTATTGACTCTATTCAAGCACAACTCGCCGCAATTAATGATCAAACAAGCCAGTTCCAGAGCGCCGTCGATGCGGCTACGGGGGAGCGTGGGGACTTGGCGGCACAAATTGCCGCCTTACGAGACGCTGATTTGACACAAGCCGATTTAGCCGCGCTCTCAGAAAACATTGCAGGTCAGCGACAAGCGGACATTGCAGCCGCCCTAGACCCGATTGCAGCTCAACGTCAAGCAGATATTGCCGCAGCCATTGATCCAATAGCGGCGCAGAGACAAGCGGACATAGCCGCCGCTTTGGACCCCATCGCTGCGCAGCGGCAAGCTGACATCGCGGCTGCGCTAGATCCATTGGCAGCGCAACGGCAAGAAGCAATCAGTGGCGCCATTGATCCTATTCAACAACAGATTGAAAGTCTGCGTGCTGAGATACCGCAACAAATTGACACAGACGCGCTACGACAGCAGCTCAGAGACGAGATAATGGCTGATTTGCCACAGACGACATCTACCGCTGAAGCTGCTGATGCCTACGGTTTCGGTCCCAACGCTGCCGCTGCCGCAAACGTGTCGGATGGCGTCGCAGATCGCCGTGGTCTGTTCGACGACGGTCGTCGCGTAAGTCCGCGCGCGGCCGCAGTGTCAGCGGTTGTGCCTCCAGCAACACCACGGGTGACACAAGATTTGAGCCGCGTAGAAAATGCATTCAATTTACCGCCTGAGATGCCAATTAATGTCGCTGCGAGGAGAGTAGAGCCGCCGATTATGGTAGATACGCGACCTACGACGAGCATTCTGCCGCCCGAAAGACCTGTGAAGCCGCTGCCTGTCAAACCGATGCCTGTCAAACCGTTGCCTGTGAAACCTGCGCCGGGAGGCACGCAAATTATTTTGCCGCCCCGAGAGCTGCCACCCATTTTATTCCCGCCCGGCGACTCAGGTCCGATCATTGCAAATCCCGGTGGACCCAGAATCCCGACGACGCCACCGAAAAAAGTGAAACGACCCTTTCCCGGCGACTCTGGGCCGATCATTGCGAACCCAGGAACGCCACCGTTAGTGCCGCCACCTGTGAAGGCAGTGAAGCCAGTGCCACGCATCAAACCGCTTCCCGTCAAGTTGCCGCAGATTGAACCTCGGCCCGTAAAACCGTTACCGATTATGCTGCCTCAACCGAAGCGAAAACTGCGCGATCCCGTATTACGAACACCTCGATTTAGGAGATAAAAATGGCAAGTAAAATACCGGACAACGTCGCTAATCCGTCTATCTACAGAAAAGCCAAAGCAAAGATGAAGCGCAAATTTGACGTGACACCGTCTGCGTATTCTTCAGGCTACTTAGTCCAAGAGTACAAGCGGATGGGCGGAAAGTACAAAGGCGCCAGCGGCGGAGAAGTGACGCTTGACCCGGTGAAAAGCGATCTCGATAAAGATGGCAAACTCAGCAAATATGAAAAAAAGCGGGGCACGGCTATCGCAAAGAGCATGGCAAAACAAGCCAAGGGTATGCGCGATGGCGGCACCGTCATGGTGCAAAGTCGCGGGTGTGGTGCGATGCTGCCTAGCAAAAAGAAAATGACGAGAGTACCCCGTGGCTAAACCTACAGGCGGCTTGAAAAAATGGTTTGGTAAAGGCAAAGGTGGCGATTGGGTCGATATCGGCGCACCAAAAAAAGACGGCAAGTTCCAAGCGTGCGGTCGAGCAAAGACCAAAGGCTCAAAGCGTAAGTATCCAAAATGTGTGCCGCGCGCTGAAGCTAAACAAATGACCGCTGCTGAAAGAAAAAGCGCGGTTAGGAGAAAGCGAGCGAAGCGCCAAGGTGTGGGTGGCAAGCCCACGAACGTACCCACTTACGCACGCGATGGCGGTGCTGTCACCATGATACAAGCGCGTGGGTGTGGTGCTATTTTGCCCAGTAAGCAAAAAATGACGCGGGTGCCGCGTGGGTAAAAAATGGAGCGCGGCCCGAAAGCGCAAGGTAAACTGTTCCAATCCACGGGGGTTTTCGCAGAAAGCTCACTGTGCAGGGCGAAAAAAACGATCTCAATCAAGGAGTAAATGACATGGCGGGACACAAGAAAAAAGGCATGAAAGCGAAAGGCATGATGGCTGGCGGCAAAATGAAGGCTAAGGGCATGAAAGCTGGCGGCAAAATGAAGGCGAAAGGAATGATGGCTGGTGGCAAGATGAAAGCCAAAGGCATGGCGATGGGCGGCAAAATGAAAGCAAAAGGTATGGCGAAAGGTGGCAAGATGGCCACAAAGAGCTATGCGAAAGGCGGCGCCGCAGGTAGCATGAGAAAGCCCTCCAACAAAAATAGCGGACTTTATGGCCGTTAAGCGTGGCGTATCTACAAAGCAACATTCCGTATTTCAAATGTTGGGTTCGTAAAGAGTACACGCACAATCACACCGAGTATCACGGTGAGTTCATCCATGCGATGGCAATCGCCGTGACCACCATGCCCACGCGGTGTTTGAGCTTTCAAGTCATTTTCACGGGTGCAGAAACCTATGACGATGAGAATGAACCGAACGTGCATGGTGGTGCGATGTGGGCTCGCATGCCAATTACTGCGCTCGTTGGCGACACGCCGCTTGAGGAGTGGCCTGACCCAATGCCTGTGTGGGCTGCGCAACCGTGGGACTGCTCATCGCGAGATCATGCGGTGTATGTGCTCGATCGTTGCACGCCGTGCCCGTGGTTAGCCAAAATCGATGGTGAAATGTATCCCGCCAAGTATCTTTTCACCGTCGATTACACTAACAACGAAATCGCGGACGACCCGGCACAACACAAACAAAGCCATGTGCTTGAGCTACTTGATGCGGGGCCGTGGACTGGCAATATTGTTGCGCTACCTAACAACCGCGTGCGCGTCACGCATCCCGCCTGGTTCGAAACTGGGGAAGGTGCGCCAGACTTCCGTCCATCGCAACATATTCATTACAGCAAAAGCGATTTAGATTACACTCTTGATGTGAACCAGGTGTTCGACAACCTGTACGCGGAGACAGATGATGACGGTCAGCGGGAGTAAAGATTTTGAGCTTGACGTAGCAGACTACGTCGAAGAGGCGTTTGAGCGTTGCGGCTTAGAATTACGCACGGGCTATGACCTCAAAACTGCCACCCGTTCACTGAACTTGATGCTGGCAGAGTGGGCCAATCGGGGTCTCAACCAGTGGACGATCAATCAGAAAGTTTTGACGATGGTAAAGGACACGACGTCATACACCATCAATGCGACAACACCCACCGCGACGATCGACGTTTTGGATGTGTTCATCAGAGAGACTGTGAGTGGTGTCTCAACAGATGTGCCGATGACACGCCTCTCACGATCGCAGTATGCAAATATCGCTACCAAAAGCACGACGGGCAAGCCGAACCAGTATTTGATCGACAAGCAAATCAGTCCTTTGGTGAAAATTTGGCCCGCGCCAGACCAAAACAGCAAGTACGAATTGCATTTAAGTGTGCTGAGTCGGATAGACGACGCTGACGTGGGCGCGAACACGATGGAGATCCCATTTCGATTCTATCCGTGTCTCGCCGCTGGGCTTGCGTATTATCTGGCGCTGAAGCGTGCGCCTGAAAAGGTGGGTATGCTCAAGCAACTCTATGAAGAGGAGTTTCAGCGTGCGATGAGTCAAGACGAGGATCGAAGCTCGTTCCGCGTCGCTCCCGATTTGCGTAGTTACAACATCGCGTAATGGCTTACGCATCGAACAAAAATGCGTATGGGATCTGTGATATCACAGGGTTCCGCTATCGCTTGAAAGATATGAAAATGACTTGGGATGGGCTACTAGTCGGTCCCGATCAGTATTCACCGAAACATCCTCAGCTCATGCCCAAGCCCACCCCCATTGACCCCCAAGCACTGCAAGTTACTCGGCCTGACCAAGCGGCAGACGGCAATGACAGCACAGTATTCACTGTGTACACAAATGTGGGAAGTGGTAAATTAGGCACAGTTTTGCAAACCTTTGCAATCACTGCTAGTGTGGGCAGTGTGGAGGTTACCACGTCATGAGTTTTACCCTCGCAACATTGAAAACAGCCGTGCAGGACTACCTGCAAGTTTCTGAGACTACGTTTACGAACCAGCTCGATACCTTCATTCAAGAGGCGGAGAGCAGGATTTTCAAGATGGTGCAGCTCCCAGAGCAACGCAAAAACGTCCAAGGCACGACATCGTCAGGCAACAGGTTTCTGGCGACACCGTCTGATTTTTTTGCACCGTTTTCACTCGCGATCATCAACAGCAGTAACAAATACATTTATTTGGACTTCAAACACCCGTCGTTTTTGAAAGAGTTCAGTCCGACATCGACGACGACGGGCACACCCAAGTATTACAGCCTGTTCGATGATTCTGCTTTTGAGTTGTCCCCCGTGCCCAACGCCAACTTCACTGTGGAGGTGCATTACCTGCACAAGCCCGCATCGTTGACTGCTGGCGCTACCACGGGCACGACCATCTTATCGACTGACCACCCTGATGCGCTCTTGTACGGCACATTAGTCGAAGGGGCAGTATTTCTCAAAGAAACACCTGACGTAATAGCCAACTTCGAAGGACGGTTCAAAGAGGCCGTCGGAAGAATGAAGAATCTGAGCGAAGGTCGCAACACACGCGACGAGTTCAGATACGATCTATTGCGTACAGGTGTGTCTTGATGGAGAAACTGCCAGAGCTTCAAGGTAAAAAAGTTGCAATTATTGGTCTAGGCGCATCCCAAATCGACTACGTCATCGGCGTCGAAAACAGCAAAACTTGGGATGAAGTCTGGACGATCAACTCTGCTTTGTCGGTGTTTGAATGCGATAGAGTGTTCATGCTAGATCCCGCAAGCCGTTTTTTGGACACGCAGGATGCGGGTAATCAAACCGACGTCATGCGACGATTGTTACCGATTTTTGATAAGCCCATCTATACATGTGAGCTCGATGAGCGAGTGCCCGCTTTAGTCGAGTACCCTTTAGAAGAAGTCGTGATTGACCAGAGATGTGCCTATCTTAACACCACTGTGGCGTATTCATTAGCGTTTGCCGCATACCATGAGGTTGGCCATGTTGACTTGTTTGGCATGGATTTTTCATATCGTAAGAATTTGCACTTTGCAGAGGCTGGGCGTGCGTGCGTGGAGTTTTGGATTTGCAAACTGATCGCGATGGGTATCACCGTTGGTGTCAGTCCCAGGTCATCGCTCCTTGATCAAAATGTGGATGTCAACGAGCGTTTGTACGGCTACCATCGACTCCCAAACCCAAAAATTGCGATGCCCAACTCAGAGGGTGAGTGGGTCGTTTGTAACCGATCAGAGCTTGCGAGCATGATTCAAAAACACAACATTGAGACGGTTGAGCCGCTCACCAGCCCGGAGCCTTATAAGGGATGATAGACGATCAAATTGGATTTCAACTTGGCCAGGTCATGGTGTCTACGACACACAACAAAGGGCACGACGTAGAGTTTTGGGCAGCGCAAACCACCAAAAAAATTGTGGGCATTAGTGAAGAGGCAGACCCCCATATTCGCTTGCAAGCAGAGGCTTTCCGCAATCAGGTTTATACGTTAATCTTGTTGGGCATGAAGAGTGCCATCGCTTCAGATAGAGTGACATTGACGGGTTTACTCACTGCTCAAGGGCATGAAGACATGGCGAAAATCATCAAGGAGCTTTGACATGGCTATTACCTCTGCAATCCCCACTAGTTTCAAACAAGAGCTGTTGGTCGGCACACATAATTTTACAGCTTCCAGCGGCAATTCTTTCAAGTTGGCTTTGTATACTTCAAGTGCGACTTTGGGAGCGTCCACGACCGCCTTTACCACGACGGGCCAGGTTAGCGGCACAGGTTACACGTCGGGTGGGTTTGCGCTCACATCAGTGACGCCTACAACCACTGGAACCACCGCTGTCTGCGACTTCGCCGACGCGACGCTGAGTTCAGCTACCGTGACGGCGAGGGGATGTCTTATATATAACGACACGCAATCCGATAAGGCGTGTGCGGTCATTGATTTTGGCGGCGATAAGACAAGCACAGCGGGTGATTTTACTGTGGTCTTTCCTAGCCCCACCGCGACAGGCGCGATCATTAGACTGGCCTGATGTGCTATGCCTTTCACAAAGGTCGAGTTCCGCGCTGGAATCAATAAAGAAGAAACGGATTACGCCAACAGCGGCGGTTGGGTCGATGGCAACCTAATCCGTTTTCGAAAAGGCCGCGCTGAGAAGGTGGGTGGCTGGTTCAAGCGGGGCACGAACACATTTCTGGGTATTGGCCGCGCGCTTCATTCTTGGATATCGCTAGGTGCGACGCGCTACATCGGCATAGGCACCACCTTCAAATACTACGTTGCCGAAGGTGACAATTACTACGATGTCACACCCATACGCAAAACCTCTACTAACTCCATCACCTTTGCAGCAACGAATGGGTCATCGACCCTGACGGTAACTGACTCGTCGCACGGCGCAGTGAACAATGATTTCGTCACAATCTCAGGCGCCGTCAGTTTGGGCGGGTTGATTACTGCTGATGTATTGAACCAAGAATACCAAATCACACTAGTAACCGACGCGAACACCTACCAAATTACGGCAAAAGACATATCAGGCGCTACAGTCACCGCCAATAGTAGTGACACGGGTAACGGCGGTTCTGGGGTTGATGGGGTGTATCAAATCAACGTGGGCTTAGACACCTACGTACAGGGCACAGGCTGGGGTGTCGGGACGTGGGGTGCAGGCACTTGGGGATCTACCACTGCGGTCTCAGCGTTGAATCAATTGCGCCTTTGGACGCACGACAATTTTGGTGAAAACCTTATCATCAACGTGCGCGGCGGTGGTATTTACCGTTGGGTGGAAAACGATGGGACCAGCACGCGAGCGGCGGAGTTGTCAGGAATCACAGGCGCAAACCTAGTGCCCACAGTTGGCTTGCAGGTGTTGACGTCAGAAACAGACCGTCACCTCATTGTTCTTGGAGCGGACCCCGTCTCTAGCGGCGCCCGCACAGGCACGGTAGACCCTATGCTGGTCGCTTTCAGCTCCTCAGAGCAAGACTTGGTGTTTGAGCCCTTAGCCACCAACAGCGCAGGAGACGTGCGGCTTTCCGCAGGCTCTTTCATCGTTGGGGCGTTGAAGTCTCGCCAAGAAATTTTGATTTGGACCGATACCAGCCTGTACAGCATGAACTTCATTGGCCCGCCTTTGACGTTTGCGGTCAATCTGATCAACGAAGGATCGGGGTTGATCAGTCCGAAAGGCGCGGTCAATGCACCAAATGGCGTGTATTTTGCCAGTAAAACAGGGTTTTACTTTTACAATGGTTCCGTGCAAAAGCTGCCTTGCACAGTACAAGAGTACGTGTTTGACGATTTAGACCTCAGTCAAGCGTTCAAATGCTTTATGGGCTTGAACGGTGAATTTGGTGAAATGTGGTTTTTTTACCCCAGCATCACGGACGGCACGGGTGAAATCAGTCGTTATGTAATTTACAACTACGAAGAGAATCACTGGTCTATCGGCAACTTGGTCCGTTATAGCTGGCTTGATGCGGGCATTGAAGATCAGCCGATCGCAGGTGTTACTACGAGTAACACTCAATGTCTATTTAACCATGAAGTTGGCTTCGATGATTACCAAGATCCGATGACTGGCGTCTTTATTGAATCGGCCGATTTGGACATTTCTGAGGGCGAAAATTTTGCTTTTGTCAAAAGAATTATACCCGACGTCGCGTTTGTCAAATCATCTGGACTCACAAACACCCCTGCCATGAATATTGTTGTCAAGCGTCGAGATTTTCCAAATGAGAGCTTGACTACCGACTCCACGACTCAAGTTACCGAAAGTAGCACGTTGAGCAACGTCAGAAGCCGGGCGCGCCAAGTTGTTTTGCGTTTCGAAAGCGATGACGATGGTACTACGGACAATCAGCTCGGGTACAAATGGCGATTGGGATCGACTCGATTGGATCTCCAGCCTAGCGGTAGACGCTAATGAGTCGCCTCCTCGAAACTCGACTACCGTTGTCAGTGGGCCAGACGGTCGATGCAGGCACGTTCAATCGGCTTGTGCGCGTGCTTGAGCTCAATCTTGGGCGGGTAGATTTCACGGTCTCACCGCATTTTTCTGCGGATGAAATCAGTGAGCTACAATTTGCAACAGGATCAATTATCTTCAATACTACAACTGAAATTCACCAGGCTTTTGATGGCACGCAGTTTCGGGATTTGTATAGCCATCAAACCTACCCAACAGGGCTGGCGATCACCGCTGGCGTAGGTGCCGTAACAGTGAGTACACCATAATGGACCAGATGTTACAGAACAGGATACAAGCACTTCTTGGCGATGGAATGCCGATGTCGTTTCAAGAGGGCGGCGAGGTGTTTGACATCGATGATCCCGCGACTATGGAAGAGTCTTCAATGGCAATATCGGAGCCTGTGTCTGATCCGAATGAGTCGTTACGGCAAGCGGTCGATGCCTTAATGATGGCAGAGGCTACCGCAGAAGATCCTTTTGAGGCTCGCAAAGCAAAACAGATGGCGGAGGGCGCAGTCATAGGAGCGCAGGCGCCGATGGGCGACATGGCGTTAGAGCTTGCACAAGCAGGTCGCGGTGAGGACACAATGCTGGCCCACTTGACCCCAGGCGAAGTGATTTTGCCCTTAGGCATGATGGATGACGCAGATTTTGAGCGCACCGTTGAAAACAGGTTCAACGAGTTAAACATTGATCCAGAACAATACGTGGCTGGTTTAGGTATTGCATCGCTCAACCCAGTCACAGGTTTGGAAGAATTTGGATTTTTCAAAAAACTTGCGAAGGGCGTAAAAAAGGTCGTCAAAAAAGTTGTGCGCCCCGTGGCACAGATAGCTCAATTTATCCCAGGCCCGCATCAACCATTTGCTGCCTTGATTAACAAAGCGGGCACTGTATACGACGTTGCCAAAGGTAGAGCAAGTCCGCTTGCTTTGGCCTCGTTAGGCGCTCCGCTGCCAGGAAGCGATAAAGCTTTGAGTCTTACCTCAGGTCAAAAAGGGATCGGCAGTTTATTTAGTGGCGCCAGAGAGTTTCTTACAAAAGGAGACGATGGTGTTGGATTTTTCGGCAATATTGGCAAAGGCATAGGAAGTCTCGTCAGCGGTGGCGGAGCGGACAAAGTTGGACGTTTTGGCAGGGTCGGCGATTTTCTTGGAGGCATCGGAGATGCGGTGGGTCTAACCGACTACGCAAGCATGGTGGAGCCCTCTGTGGTCTTGGAGCAACTGTCTACAGACCCAGAATTAGCCGCGCAAATACAAACGATGAAAAATGCAGGTCTGAGTGACGCACAAATAGCTGAACAGCTACAGGCAAGTGGCGCAGTAACCCAAGTAGCCAGGTCAGGCGGAGGCACACCACAGTTCATAAAAACTATTGGTGATGCTTTGGGTTTAGGCGGTCGGAGCGGTCTAGAGGACTTTTACGGCAGTTTAGCAGAGCGCGGTCCAAGTGGACGCTCTGATCTTGGCACCTTGGGTGGAATAGGAATCGCAGGATTACTCGGTAAGCTTGCGTATGACGAAGCGAAGAATCGTAGAGGCGTGCCACTGACGCCGTTGACACAAGAAGGCGCAACAGGTCGCTATAACATCGAAGCTGAGATAGCGCGACGCATGGGTCAACCCGCTCCTAACCCGGTCGAGTTTGGTCTTTTGCCAACAGGCACGATACCGACGTTGAGCGGTGGTCGTGCAACACCTCAACCAGCGCCACCGATTGAACCTGTGGAAAACTCAGCCGTAATGACCGCCCGCTATGGTGGACCCGTAATGGCGTTCAAGGACGGTGGCAACGTCGATATGGCTGAGTTTAAGCGCATGGATGGCAAGATCGCGGGGCCAGGCACTGAAATCAGCGACGACATACCTGCGATGCTATCGGACGGCGAGTTTGTGATGACAGGGCGGGCAGTGCGAGGTGCTGGCGCTTTCGACATGCAGAAGAGTGACGGTGGCATTGTGACGCTCACGCCGAATGGCGCAGAGAGTCGTGAAAAAGGCACCAATCTTATGTATGACATGATGGATTTGTTTGCTGAGTATGCGGACAAGCCAAAAGAAAACCT